GGAAATGCGTTACCATCTGCACTTTGTCCCTTTGCAGTTCTTTGTTTAATTAAGAACATTAAAAATTCAGCAGTTCTTCCTAAAGCAGTTTTAACTATTTGTGGTTGTTCTCTTACTTGTCTTTCAAAGTTCTTTGCAACTTGTAAGGAATTATCTTCAACAGTTATTTTCATCTGATAAGTTGAAGTCTATGATAAGGTGCTTTTTCAGCATCTTTGATTGTATTAGAATCATCAGCATCATACTCAACACCATCTTTTAAAATAGAATCAAATTCATCTGCATACATTTGTAAATAATGTTTCATCATTACTTGAAATCTATCTGGGTTATCATTTGAATTGAATTTAGTAAGTTGTGGACAAGCATAAGAACTAATTACTTTATAAACTGATAATCTTTTAAATTGTGAATCTGTTAGTAATGTTCCGTTCATTTCCATTGTGTTTAATAATGTAATGTCTCTATAAGTTTGTTTAACATAAACTGGATACCATTTAATTCTTAAATCTCTTTCAATATCTGCTCTTGCAAATGCGTGATAATCTGTTGGTGATGTAAATGATGCTATGCCGAATCCTAAAATATCTGGTTGATATACTTGTAAATCTGCGTCAGTTGAAAAGTTTGCCATTTGTTAATCCTTTATAATATATTTTCTTCTTATTTTTCTTGGAGTTACCTTAGCAAATATTTCTGCTTCAGTCATTCCTAGTTCTTTGTCAAATCCGTAATGTGCTTTTGATGAATGTTTAAATCTATCTACTAACACATAGCGATAAACATAATCCTTAGTCTTTAAATGTAAAACTGTCTTTGGACTGTCTATCTGTTTCATTGTAGTTGGTGAGGGATTTTACTCCCCCACCAAAATAGCATTAATTAAAATGCCGCATCTGTTGTGATAGCCGCACCAAAAGATTCTTTAACTACTGCTTTACCATAAACGATAGAAGCAACAATTTCAGTTGCTCTTAGAGACGCATCTCTTTGAGTTTCAACTTTGAAATCTTCTTTCATAGCTAGTCCGATAGACGCAGGGTGAAATACTCCACCGATTGAATCATCAGAACCATCTATTGCAAGGTTAGCATTTTCAAATACATCAATACCAGCGATTCTGCCGATATATCCGTTTCTTAATGCTTCGTTACCGATTTCAGAAATTGCAGTTGCAGTTCCTGAGTAACCAGCTTGTGTTAAAGTCTTTTTCAAATTGAAAAGAGCTTTAGGGTGAAACACACCATAGTAAGGTGCAGGTACAGATAATGTTCTTAACTGTGCTTGTGCTTTAAAAAGCAAATCAGCAGTTAATTCTGTTCCAGCCGCACCACCTGTGTTTGTTGTAAAGCTAGAAAATAAAGCACATAAATCTGTGTCTACTTTTTTAGCAATCGCTTCACCGAATAATTTTCCAATATCAGCACCAACATTTCTAGAAGCTGAACTAGCACCTAAATCTGTAAGAGTTGTCATAACACCGATTTCAGAAGCTGTAATAGTTGCTGAAGTTGGGTTTACTGCTGTATTAGATAGATCAGTTGCTTCGTTTACTGCCGCCGCACTAATCGCTGGGTAAACTGGCACTTCTGCCACTTTTCCCGAACCCATTAAAGGGTATAGAGTTACAAGAGGTCTCATCACAGATGTTTCTTGGAATGTGAAAATCGCTTCTTGTGTTATATTTGTATATAGTTCACTTAATGTTGAACTTGTTGTTTCATTAGCCATTGTTTTATTTTAGTTATTGTTAGTTGTTATTTTCATTTTTAATAAACCCTGATCTCGTTGTTTCCTCATTTCAGCATAAATTTTTCTGTCACTTGGATTACTTAAATCAAGATCACCTATTTTTAATTGCTTAGGAGATGCACCACCAATCTTGCTTTGTGAACCACTACCACTTTGAGTAGCCATCACATGATGAGGATTGTTTTTTAAATATTCGTTTACCAAATCATTAACTGACATTGGTTCACCTTTTTCTGAATATCTAGGAGTTCCATCTTCGTTGATAACTTCAACAGAACCTTGATCGTTTAGTCTAACATTATTTCTAAGTAACTGTTTAACTTCTGCTGGTTTAACAGCTTTCAGTCCACTAGCTACATTGACTAATGTTTCGTCTATACGAATCCTTTTTAATTCAGATTCCAACGATTGAATTTTTGAATCCTTTTTTGATACTGTCTCCTTCAGAACTTTATCAAACTCGCCACGTTGTTTAGCGATTTCTAGTTCCTTTTCTTTTTTTTCTTGAAGTAGTTTTTTAGCTTCTTCAATATCAATACCATCAAGTTTATTAGATACTGTTTTCTTGTATCGTTCTAATCTACGTTGAACTATCTGTTCAAGTTGATCTGCTGAAAACACTTTGTTTGCAACATCTTGATTGTTAGAAACTTCATTGACTCCAGCATTGTCTTGAGATGCTGTATTCTCAACCGACTCTTGTTTTACTTGGTCGTTCATTGTTTGTTCTCCTTCTATATTGTTATTATTGTCAATTATCAAGAAAATTGTAAAAATGCAACATGGTTGTTGCTAAAATGTTCTACTCTACTGTGTAATCAAAAGTACCATCTTCTTTGATAGTACCCCAGTCTGTGCTTATGGGTTGCCAATGATGACGACAATTATATCCACCTCTATCTAAGAATGGGTCGCTACCAGATTTTCCTTGCCAGTCTTGTTGCCATAATGCTCTAGCTTCTTCTTCAGTAAATACTTGGTTTGCGTGTTCTACGCAGAAATCTCTACTATCTCTAATGATTGAACCATAATAAACAAATGAAGTTAATCCTAATTCATCTGCTCTATACTTTGCAAACTGTCCATCAAATCCCATTAAAGCATCTTGTACTATTTGAGATGAATAGACTGCAAGATTTGCACCTGTAACTGTTGAACCATAAGTTTGTTTAAGTTCATCTACTGCTGTTTTAAAATCTTCTGTGTTTGTTTTACCAGCTATCTTTTGTTTCTGTATGAAGTCCACGAGTTGTTGTTGTTTAACTGTGTCAGCTTGTTGGTAGATTCCATTAATCTTATCTCTAATTGTTTGTACTACATCAGCAAATGGTTTTCCTACTAATGAACTTTGATAAACTTCTTGTGCTAGTGTGTTTGTAAATTCTGTTGCAAGATTTTGAAATTGACTAAATGCAATCTTCTTTAGTTGTTGGATAGTAACTAAATCAGCTTCTGTTATTTGTTTAAACTCAGCAGGTATTGGAAGCTTTCCATAAGTTGCTACAATCGTTCCTGCAATCTTATCGTAGTCATTTATGAATGTTTGAACCTTAGCTAAATAAAGTTCTTCTATTGCTTGTTGTAATTTTGGTCTAATTTCTATTGCAAGTCTTGTGTTAAATAATGCACCATCTTGAATAGGAAGTTCTGAAACTGATTGAATAACTCTTTGCTCTAATGTTTTAAGAGTATCGTTTAATAGTCTTTGGTGTTGTGCTTCTAAGGTATTTACTGCCTTTGCTCTTATTGCTTGAAGTTCCTGTAATAAATCTTGTGCCACATTAAACTGTTGGTAAAGTTATAGGTTGTTGTGGAAACTCTCCGATAGCAGTTGTGTTAGAATCTATTTCAGAATTGATTTGTTCTAATGTCATATCATCATCAATAACTGTTTTAGCAATTTGTTTATCTATCTCTTTAGCAAATGTAGCTGATTTAATATTAGAAGCTTTTGCAGATTGTAATAGTTCAAGATCGGTTGCCCAATCTCTAATGTCAAATGATTCAGGATATTCAACTTCACCATCAAATACAGTCTCTTGCCATTCAGCAAATAATCTCCAAATTTGTTCTTCAGCAAGTTCCATTAGTTTAGATTTTTCAGATAGTCTTGCATTTAATAATTCAAATTCAGTTCTTAAAGCTATACCAGATTGTACTCTCTCAGAAGTTGCTCTAATAGTTCCTACATGAGATAAACGATTGATTGCTTCTACTTTGCAGTTGATTGCTTTTAGTACACTATCTAAATTACTTCCGTTTGGTTGTAAGATATATGGTTTTAAATTTGCATCTAGGTTTTCAGGAATTTCAATTATAGAACCTGCACCTGCACCAGCATCAGTATCTTTTGTTTTAACTAGTGATGGGTGATTTGAAAGTCTTATAATTTGTTCAATCTCAGAAAATTCATTATAGATTGCTTTTTGTAAATCAGCGACATCAGTTAAATCAGATACACCAAGACCTCTCATTGGACTTCTTTGATTGTATAAAATAACTGCTGGTATTTTTCCTATTGGATTTGGAACTGATTCAATAAGTTTTGGTTCATCTCTATTTTTGTTTGAAATAAATACTGTATCAATTTTATCTACAAACCATAACTTGTAATAATCTCCATCATCATTAGAAGATTCTCTAATTTTTAAATAATCTAAATAGTAATATCCTGCACCACTTCTGCAATAGTTCCAGTCTAAAACATTCTCAGGAGTATAGATGTTGATGTATGGTCTTATACCTTGATTTAATTCTTCTGCTCTTGTCATCACGTTTGTTGATGGCTTGTCTAGTAGTAACCAGATATGCCCATACACAGAAGCAAATCTTTGTGCTTCTCTCATAAGAGCATCAAATGATCTACCTTCTAAATCTGCATCATCTAAAAATTGTTCTACTGATAAATCGTCTTGTAATGAACCTAGTTGTCTTGTTGGTTCTACTCTAAATAAAAATGAAGAATAAATATCTATAACATTTCTACAATGATTATCTAAAGCTGTGTATTGGATTCTTTTGTAATATTCGTTTTCAAATTCTAATTGGTAAGGTTGTAAGTATTTTCCGTCTTGGTATTCTTTGCCACCTAAATATGATCTGATGAAGTATTCCCATCTTGGCATCATACCTTTGTAATGCTGATGTTGGTTTTCTATTTCTTGTCTTGTGTATGGCATTATGAAAATCTTTTAGGTTGTGATTTAGGTAAGTTAGATGTGATTGGGAATAAGTATTCTATTGCGTATCCTAGTGCGTCAGTCATGTGATCGTATCCGTTACCTTTTTCTGGTTGCGTTGTGTTTTCCTTATAAACTTGTTTCATTAAAGAATTTATAAGTGTTTTGCAAGAAGGATTAATAAAAATACTTCTTTTTCCTTCAAATGACTTTAGTTTACTATTAACAGAATTAATTCTATCTCTCACTAAAGCATGAGTAGATTTACACTTAACATTTAATCCAGCATTTTGCAATATAGTTAAATCAGTTCTACCACCTGCTGAAGTTTTACGTTGTCTTGAAGCTGGGTCAGGATAAACAATCATCTTTTGTTTAGGGTATCTACTAAATAACTCATCAATAAATTCATCAGTATTAGAACTATAAATAACTATCTCATCAAAGATTTCTGCTACTCCATTCTTTACATGAAATAAACAAGCACTCATTGGGTCTATGTTAAAGTCCAAGCCAATATGAATCATAGCATCTTTATCATATTTACATTCTTTAACATTCTCATCTCTACTAAAGTTATAATAAACAACTCCTGAGTATGTTTCAAATGATGCTAAGTATTCTTGTCTAAATGTACGTTCATCTAAATCATTCATGGCTTGTCTAATTTCTTCTTGATCTACTTGACCACCATCTAATGTTGTAAACTTAAATGACTTCCACTCAGGGTCAGAACCTAAACCCTTCTGGTATATGTCATAAGACCAGTTACCATAACCTCTAGGTGTTCCTATAAATAATACGTTTCCTGTTACGTGCTTATCTGAGATTGTTGGTCGTAGAACTTCTGTCCAAGCTTCAACTGGTATATCTGCATACTCATCTAACAGTAGGAAATCCAATCCAACTCCTCTTAAATTGTCTGGTGATTTGTCAGCACCTTTTAAACTTATCTGAGAACCATTCCTAAGTATTAATGATAGTTCTGTTTCATTGGCATATTTAATCCATCTCTTTTCAGTTGTAAGTTTTTTGATTTGTTTCCACATAATCTCCTTACTCATTCTGTAAGTTGGTGCTACATAGAATATCTTAGAATTGGGTTTACGACTGGCAAACCTTAATAGTTCATACATGGCTAAGTGAGTCTTACCGAATCTTCTGCCTGTAATTAAAACTCTAAATCTATTTGGACAAGTATAGACATCTAGCTGTGGTTTACTAAATGCCATTAGTTTACTGATTTATGTGCGTTCTCTAAATCTTCTTCTAGCTTTTTAATAATTAGGTTTAGTCTTTGTATTTCTTCTTGGTTAAGATCAGCTTGTTTTAAAGCTTCATAAAGTCTTACTTCAAGATCATGGCTTCCTCGCATTTTTCTATCTAGCATCTTTGGTTTTTTTCTATCTCCACACATTTGATTCACTTCTTTTTATTCTGATAAGTTTTTAAATATCTTCTACCTAAAGCTACTGCTTCAGATTTACTTTTGCCTTTATAGCCCCAAGCTTCTAATGAAAGCTTCAGTCTAGTTTTTCTTCCCTTAGAATCAAACAATCTACCTTGACTGCTTCCCATTCTAACTAAGAATGAACCTTTACGTCTATACTCAGTCAAAGTATCTGGTCTTGATTTAACTGGTGGTCTTAGATTACTGCCTCTTGCCCTGTTGTATCTTGCTCTACCAGAACTGCTGAGACCACCTCGTGGGTTTTTGTCAGAACTTAATAGACTAAATTTTTTCATTTTTTCTTTGTGTTAATAGTTATGGCTTTTGGTTTTCTAATAGTAAGGTTATGTCTTTTCATAAGAAGTAATACAGTACAGTTATTACAAGCTTTAATATGTTGCTCTAACTTGTTTGTTATTTCTTTGTTACAAAATACACATTTACTTGCCATCTTCTACCTTCAATTC